ATGTTAAGCAAAATCATAAATATTCTAAATACATGTATCCTTAAATCTGGCGTTTCGTGGGCTGAGTTGTTACCAGGTGATTTCCTGGATACCCTTGAACAAGCAGAAAAAATCAACATTCGTACACTTCGCCAGCAACTGAAATAAAAGGCATTGACTCAGCAGGCGCTGACCGTATAATTCACGCGTTTCATCTGCATGAAGTAATCACTTCGCAATGCGCCCTTAGCTCAGTTGGATAGAGCAACGGCCTTCTAAGCCGTAGGTCGTAGGTTCGAATCCTACAGGGCGTACCATTTAGAAACAGGCACTTACGCCAGTTTCAAACCAGCCTGATTTTCTCCTTGTGTCGTATTTGTGTCATGGTTGCCAAAAATGGCATCTATTTTCCGTGCGTGCTCGCTTAAATGGTTCGGTGCCAGGTGAGCATAACGACGGACCATTTCGATCGACTCCCAGCCGCCCATCTCCTGCAGCACGGACAGCGGAACGCCGGACTGAATTAACCAGCTCGCCCAGGTATGCCGGAGGTCGTGAAAACGGAAATCCTCAATACCCGCTTTTGCCAAGCCAATGCGCCAGGCACTGTTATCGTCCACGCGCATCTTCCGGACCGCCGGAGTGACAGTTTTATCCGGGCGCGTCGATGGTTTCGTGTGAACGAATACCCACCTGGAACTTTTACCGATCTGATCCCTTAACACCCTGCATGCGGTATCATTCAGAGCCACGCCGATAGCCTTGCCCGCCTTCGCGTTCTCCGGATTTACCCATGCAACCTTTCTCTGCATATCGACCTGCTGCCACTCCAGATCAATGATGTTGGAGCGGCGCAGGCCGGTTGCCAGCGCAAATATCACCACCGGCTTTATCGACTCCGGCATGCAGGCGATAAGCCGTTCTGCCTCTTCCCTGGTCAGCCAGCGGATGCGTTTGCTGATTGGCTTTTTGGTCTTAATGACGGGGGCCGACTTTATCCATCCCCAGTCATTGGCTGCGGTTTTCAGCAGAGATCGCATAAAAGACAGATGCTGGCTCTTTGTGGCCTGGCTTACCGGCTTTTCAGTATATGGCGGCGGCTCCTTTCCCCGGCGTAAAGCCGCGTCACGGCGCGATTCCCACACCTGAATATGCTTGCGGTTGACCATCTTCGAAACTGCTTCGTTTACCTGATCCGCCGTGATGGTCGAAATATCCCGCCCGGAGAAATGCCGCAGGAAGTATTCGATTTTGGTCTTATCGTCATCGAGGGACCGCTTATGCTCCTTCTCGCGGATCCACCTGATGCAACATTCCTCAAACGTCCTCGTCGGTAATTCCCCTATTTTATCCACCCGCCACGCTTCAGCCTTCAGCTTGTCGTGCAGCTCCTGCGCTTGTTTCTTATCCCCCGTGCCAAGAGATCGTCTAATTCTTTTCCCTGACGGCGTAACGAAATGACAGTGCCAGACGCCGCCTCTGAGGGTGATTGACATAAAAACTCTCCTTTATGTTCACCCGCGCTCGCGGAAACAGGATCGCGCGGGTCATGTAAATACGCAATACAGGCGACGTCGGTCGTGCGGTATTTGTTACCAATCTTCTTCCCGGCGAGCTGGCCGGAGTCGATGAGACGGTAGACGGTCCTTGGTGAAACCTTCAGGAGCTTTGCCGCCTTTTGTGCAGTGAGTGGCTCTGCTGTAACCATCTCCCCTCCTATGACATCGTTTTATAAAACTGCGGCTGGTCTGGCGTGGCCGCGCGTAATTCGTTTTCCGCGTGCACTGAATAATTCCCGTCATCCCAACGCACCCAGGCCTTCGGGTGATCGCCTTCCGGCTCCAGTTGGCTATCCACCACGCCATGTATACCGCCGGTCTTCTTCTGGACTAATGCGCCCACATTAAAAGCAGCCATTGCACACCTTCCGGTTCGTGAAGAAATGAGATGAGAGCGCCCAGCGCCATAAGTGCGGCGATGAGCCAGGTCATGGGGTTTGATTGCATAGGGCGCTCCTGCTGTAACGTGGTTATCGGATGTCTATGTCAGGGATGATTACGGAAGGTTTGAAGGTGACGCGATAATGGTTAACGCTGGCATTCGTGCCGCTCAGGTCTTCCATGAACCAGGTCACGTTATCTGACAGGCCGAGCATGTGCTTCTTGTAGACGCCTGGACCGGTCTTGCAGATAACGCCCAAGGTGCGATCGGTGCTGGTGTTGTCTTTGGAGCAAAGTCCGGTGATCTCCAGCATGAATTCGCCGGTGATACCGTTATAAAAAACAAAGCGACGCTGAGCTTCGAAATTGTCCGCGGCTTTGCTGACGTTACGGCTGGCCACATCCGCATCATTCACATCACACGCAGACAGCATCAGAACAGCCAGTAGCAGTAAACCTTTTTTCATTTTGTCACCTGTAAAAAGAAGCCCGGCGCGTGGGCCGGGCAAAAGGGATAACGTTGCAGTGCTTTCGCACCCAATAGCCAGCTCATAACTGGCTATCAGTTGCGTCATAACTGACTGCGGATTTTTTCCAGATATTCAGAGTCAGGGGCAATCTCGTCGCACATCTCAGGTTCTTCAAGAGCATCACGAAAAGCCGCCGCTACTATTTTCCCACCCATAAATTCCATCCCGGCGCTAACCGGCGGCTCTTTGCCGTCCTCATACTCAAATACGAACGTCATCTTTCCCATAATTATTCCTCATGCCGCACGCTGGGCGCGCAGCCTAAAATTACTTGCGCCAAGCGAAGGCAATGGGCTCTGGCGTAATCCACAGATGGCGCATGTTCGCCACGTTCACCACATCAGAATCCCGCGGGTAAATCTCCACGGCATCCCGATTCCCATAGCCAACGGCTGACTTTATCTCCTGCAACGCATCCCAGCTGATGCCATCCTTCCATCGGCCCGAGCCGCCAATGCTGGTGGTGTTTACCGTTAGGCGGATGACGCCGTTGTTTTCCTGAAACTCCTGAACCAGAAAATAAGAGTTAGCCCACACGTTGCTCCGCTTGGGGTCGTGGCATCGTACCGGCCACTGAGATTCCGGTACTGGCTTGAGTATTCCGATCACGTCTCATGCTCCTTAATTTTTTAATGTGCTCGCTCGCCTCCAGTTCGGCGCGTATCTGCGTCGCCTCACGGTGATCGAGGTGCTCAAAGTCATTGTTGAATCGGTCGATTGAAGCGGTGTTGATCCGGCCCTGTCGCCAGTAGCGGACTATCTGTGATGTGCAGCTGTGGATGATGACGGGCCAACCGTGCTGGTCAGCGTAAATCTGACCCCTTTGAATTAGCCGGAACATTGGCTGACTCCTGCATCATGAGGTAGACAATCATTGCGGCGCGGAGTGGGTTGACGTTGTCCTGATGATGGTCTGGGTCATAATCCCAACACCAACAACCATCCGTCATCACCCCACCAACATGGGCGCACCATGACTTTTCAACTTCAGCCCAATTAAGGCTAATTTTGTTTTCTACGATGATGGGCCATGCGTCTGATGGGTTTGTACATGGTTCGAAAAATGAGTATTGATGCCGACCATGACGTCTAAAAATCACTGAATGAGTTTCGCAAAAATCCTCTTCGAGGAAGCCGCCGACCGCCATAGCTACGCGCTTGCTAACTTCATAGTCACTCAACTCGCTATAATCCATCACATACCTCTCTGTTTATTCCGAAGCTCAATTACACCCTGGCAACTGGCGCACGTCTGGCAGCCGGGAACGGCAGCGCGGCGCGGTGCCGGGATATCCTCGCCGTATTCCTCACAATTCTCAGCTGATACAGCATTGCGGTTAAGGCGGTGAGCGGAAAGGGCAGCGTTACGCTGAAGCTCTTCAATCTCTGCTGCGGTATCGATGATGTCGGCCATGGTCAATGCTCCCGGAACTGTCGGTTAATTCGGTTGAAGGTGAACGCCAGCAATAAAAAAGGCCGCTTTAGCGACCTGGTGATTTGCGATTTCATGCGGCGCGCTCCAGTTCTGCGATCCCACCGCGCACTGCATCAATGATGCGTTCGAGGTACTGATAATGATGGTTCGGCACTGACGGCCATTTTGCGTACCATGGATCATCGCCTAGCAGGTTAAGCAACTTGTCGCCGACGAGATAATTGCAGCAGCTAGCCTTCACATCTTCAGCATCTTCAGCCTCGTCCCACATTGATCGGGCCTCATTGCCGTCGATTTATCGTCGGACATCAAAGCGCTGATGAAGCAATGGAAGGGGGCGGCCCGGCTGACGGCCATCACGGCCACACGGCAGATCTTCGACAGCGGCGACGTTTCGGTGCCTATTAAGTCTTGGCAACTATACGTCAAGACGGTCGACATCGACGCCGATGCTGCATCAGTCACTCTTTCCGTTACCAACCCGCTGAACAACAACATAGGTCGACTTTATGATCCACGCGAATACACCGGGCTACAGTACCTCTGATTTTGTCCGAAAGGTCATAGGCGTGCCGTGGGCTAATCGTGCCTGTTCGTTCGAGAAGGTCGATTGCTGGGGATTGTGCGTACTGTATTACCGGCACGTCCTCGGCATTGAACTGCATCAGACACCGGACTACGAAGCCGGAGCGGATTTCTTCACCTGCTATCAAGGGGACGTTGTTTTCTGGCGCCAGGTCGATAAACCAGTTGAAGGCGGGATATTCGTCGGGTACCGCGGCGCGCAACCGGCGCACGTGGGCCTGGTGCTTAACCGGCAGGCGCTGCACTCGAGGGGCGAGAACGGCAGCGTGCGCATTGACTCGTTACTGGTTATTCAGCGGGCTTTCACTAAAGTGGAGTATTTTTCTTATGGCGCTGGTTGAGATATCGAATTTTCCAGGAACGCCTAAGCTGCGTTGCAGGGTGCCAAACAGCACCCTTTTTTATGACTGGCTGTCGGCCAATGATGGCACCTTTCACCGTGATTTGCTGATCGTCCGCAACGGCGTGAGGTTAAATGATGATGATGAGCTGGCGTTTGAGCTGAGCGAACTTGACACCATCCAGATATTCGACCAGCCAAAGGGCATCATTAGCGACATTCTCAGCCCGATCTTCAAAGTTGTTGGCGCTGTGTTTTCATTCCTTGCCCCGAAGCCAGCAATAGCAAACAACGGTGGGAACACCGTGGATTCTCCGAATAACAGTCTGACAGGGCAAACGAATACCGCCAGGGTCTACAAAGCGAAGCCTGATATTTACGGACAGGTCAGATCGTTTCCCGACTTGATTCAGGAATCGATGTTTGAATATGTGCGGCAGAGTGAGAACGACGGCGGCCTGAAATACGTCACTGAGTGGATGTGTATCGGTATCGGTAAGTATGACTATGAATCTGTTCGCTACTCGGAGTCTAGTCTTGGATCGATGGCCGGTGCCGAATACCAGTTTTATCAGCCTGGTGAGGTAATACCGACTATTAACGAGGGTTATTCGTTCGACGATGTCGACGGGCAGGAGATGCCAGGGCCAAACGAAAGCGATAATTTCCCAGTAGAATCGGCTACGGCTAATACCGTGGTAAGTGGTGAATATGCTGGCGGCCAGATAGCGATGAAAATCGTCAAGCAGGCTGAGTTCGACTACTTCATGGGGCTCGTGCTACCACACTCCGTCACATTCACCATTAACGTCACCTATAACACAACATCAGGCAGCGTTACTGAAGATGTACTTTTCTCAGGCACGCTGATTTCTGCTGTAGAGAGTGATGATGGCGCCGTTATAGACCCTGTTCAGTGGTACACGTTCACCATGACAGATTTACAGGGGCCGCCCACCGTTCCATCCACTGCCACTATCAACACGACAAAATTTATCCTCAACGATAATGAGGCGCTTGTTGTGGGGCCTTTTTTCTCGCCGGTTGAGTCAACAGAGCTTTGGCTGCATACACAGTCATCACTTGGAGGCGGTAACTGGACGGACTGGACGGTGACAATCTGGAAAATAGACGACGATTACAATCAGATCCCCGGAACGCAACAGACCTTTACCTATCACCAGGGAACGCCGCATAAGTCGACCAGTGAAGTGTTTTATCGCACGGATAAAATAATTCCAGCGGGAGGGTTTGGTAAATATGCCATCAATTTCCAGCGGACAAACAACTCCAATGATGCATCCATTCTTAAGGTTGAGGAAATACACGCTGTCAACATCCGAAGCAACGTAGTTCATCCGACCGATACGTTGGTTCGCGTCAAGGTGCGGGCAACAGAGAACGCACTGGGTAGTCGTGACCGAAAATATAACGCTCTGGTGACTCGTCAGACTATCAGTTACAACCTGACGACACAGACCGTCGATTATACATTGCGTCCATCGCGTTCATTTGCTGATGCTGTTGCTCATACGTGGCTTGTAATGGTGAAACAACCGGAAAACAGTATTGACCTGTACGGGCTGTATTCCATTGCTGAAAGCCTGACTGATGAGCGTCTTGGCTACTTCGACTATACGTTTGACGATGAGAACGACTCACTCGGCGACCGGGTGCAGGCGATCTGTAATGCAGCGTCTGTTATGGCGTACTGGGATGATGGCGTGCTGACGTTTACCCGTGATCAGAAGGTTGACTACCCGGCGGCCGTATTCAATCGGGCCAACATGAAGACGGACGAGTACAAAATGACGTACGAAGCCACGCTTCCTGGCGGTTATGACGGGGTGCAGGTGTCCTACGTTCACCCAACCACGAACAACAAGACGTACATCAACTACCGCGTGCTGAACGGCGCTATTGTCGAGCAGGAAGCGGAGAACCCGAACAAGCTTGAGATCGTCGGCTTTCGCAATGAGTATCAGGCTCGGGAGCGCGCGCTGCGCGAAACAAAGCGCCTTATTTACTCCCGGGTGAAGATGAACGCCAAAGTGTTCGAAGACGGAATCATTCAGGTTGGAAGCGTCATTCAGATGCCTGACATCTACGACAGTAACCAGCAACAGGGATACATCACCGGTCGTGCCGGGAATAACTTCGATACCAGCGAGCCGATCACGTTTACTGGTTCGATGTATGTGCTGGTGACCGACAGCCTGGGAAATCCGACACTGCGCTACCCGGCAACGGCCCGCAGCGATACGAAGTACGGGTTTACCGCGGCAATACCCAGCATTCAGCTCAATATCTGGAACGGAGACACTGTGCAACTCCCGTCACGCTATCTCATTGCGACAGTGGAGGAGCTGGACAGTCAGCTATGGACAGTAAACAGCATCAAGCCAAACACCGACAACACTGTGTCACTGACAGTCGCCGAATACAGCGACGCGATTTACCAATAAGAATCTTCCCGATCACCCCAACCCGGCCTCTGAGCCGGGTTTTTTTATGGAACCAATATGGCTACGCAACCTACTAATTTGCCAGTACCAAGCGAATCACCACGCGACCTGAAGTTCAACGCGGGGAAAATTGACGAGTTCGTAACGTCAGAAAATCATGTTTATGTTGACAGGTTCGGCGATCAACATCGTACAATTGCGGGAATAAATTACGATGCGAATCAGGCAATTCTGAATTATGGCTATATCACGAAGGATTCTTTTGAAGATGGCAGCACCATTAGCCTTGCTAACGAGTGCTTACGCTGGGAAAGCAACGGCGAATACTACAGATGGGATGGGACGCTCCCCAAAGTAGTTCCCCCTGGATCTACGCCTGATAGCACCGGTGGGATTGGGAAGGGGAAGTGGGTAAGTGTAGGAGACGCTGCGTTACGGTCAGATTTAAAGAAAGACAATGGCACCGGCAACATACGTGGCACAACTGACGCAACGGGATCAGTTGCTAGAGATTTATCAGACATCATATCTGATAATAAAAACTTGCTAAGTTTTGGCGGCATGGATGATTTTGATGGTGATGCTGCCAACTTACTGATTTAG